TCTCCCCATAAAAAGAGAGGACTTTTAGCCCTCTCAAAAATATTAATCAGTAACAGTTACCTTAACAACGTCAGTTGCGTCACCATATGTTACCGTAATAATTGCATTACCTGCAGCAACGGCTGTCACAATACCATCTTTAACTGTTGCTGTTGCTTTTGTATCAGATTCCATAGTACAATCTTTTACATCAATAGAAATGTTACTATACAGCCCGCCTTTAATTCCAATAACACTTAATGATGCTTTTTCAGTCTTTTTAAGTGCTAATACAGCTGGAGTAACTGCAATATCTGCAACAGATACAGAGGACGCCTCACTTGGAATTTCTGTGATATATCCGTACACAGTTCCATCTTCACAAGTAGCACCGTCTACAGCAAGAGCAGAACCATCAATTTTTGTAGTTGCATTTCCACTTGCTTCAAGAGAAATATCAAAAGTACCAGATAACTGGAATGATGGGATATCAATCTGAACTTCGCCAACCTTTCCCTTGTTATTATTGTGCTTGTCTGCTGTAAGAATAAGTTCACCAATAAGAGGTGTCGAATCGGCGTCAATTGTTACTCTCTTAACATTAGTGCTGTACTGATATGTTGCATTTACTGTTGCATCAGCCGAACCAACTGTAATCGTATTTCCAACTGGTGTTACTTTTACGGTAGAACCATCAGCCTTTTCAACAAATACTTCACCAACAGGTGTCTTTTTAAGAGTTCCGACACCCTTTGTTAAAGTTACACATTCTGCAACAGCAAACACTTCTTTGAGTCCTTCAAAAATAGAAGTACCAATGTTAGCTGCGATATATGCTAAGTTCCATTCAGCCATTTCAATAGAAGGTTCAACCTTTCTACCATATTTATACTTGTATAAAGTTTTATTTCCCTTACCACCCGTAATTTCCTGATCTTCCATAGAAACAGAAATAGATGTATTAAGAGAAGTAGTGCCTGTAAATGCCAGCATCCCATTGTGCATAAATGCAACATCAGCAGTCGATACTAAAAAGTCTTTAGATTTGTTAGCCATTGTATTATCCTCCTTAAATATAAAATTGTATAAAAATAAGAGGTTAATTGTTTAACCAATTTTCCCTCTTAATTCCTCTTCGTTTGCTTTTAAATTTTCGTATTTATCTGTTATTTCAAGACTCGTCATCCAATGTTCAATAGGTTCTTTAAAAGTAACCATTCCACTCATTTGTCCGTTCAAACAAGCCTCATATTGATCACGCTTATTTATTCTTTTAATATATCTCCAAAATTTACGAATTGTAAGATTTTCGATATAATCATTTGTGACCTTTAATTCAATTGCAAGAGAATCTATATAGTCCTCTATCGAAAATTTTTCTTTATTTTTTTTTGCTTCAAATGCTCTTGCTTTTTCTAAAGCATGAACAGTATCTATATTCATAAACTCGTCTATGTTGAAATCAATATCGTTTTGAATTATTATAATTCTTCTTAAATCATCAAATATTTGATCGGTAATCAATTCATCATTTATATAAACATCAAGTGTTTGATTATTATATTTTACAGATGATTGTTCTCCACAAATAATTGGTAACATTTGAACAATAATTGAATAAAAAAATGGTAATAATGGTAATTCGTTGTTATATATTGTTTCTGGGTTCAAAGCTGCATATTTAATAAATTCAAAATATCCCATTTTTATAACTTTTTTGTCTTGAAAAATAGCATCTTTCCTTACTGTAATTGCGGTTTGGAATAATTGAAAATCGACAATGTTTTTCATTTTGATTGGATATAAAGTGATTTTTTCATCATAACGAATTGATTTGTCATATATAATATAAGGTTCTAATTGCTCTTTATCAATTACCACATTCATTACCACCTGGATTATAATTAGAAATGTTATATTTTAAGCATTTCCCATAGTATTTAGAATTTGGTATATATATGGTCATATGATTTCTAGGAGAAGGTTTCACATCTCCAATACCTTTAATTTTATTAGAACCATTTATTATATTATCAACGCAATCACATAAAGCATCTATACGATTGCCATGTATATTACTTGCAAAATATCCCATGTTTTTAACTTCTTTTGCTGTCGGAGTAGAACATGTATCTAAACGGACTAAATTCTTAGAGGTAAATATACAGATATACAAATTAAAACTTGTAAAAATATTATTTGTGATAGTATCTATGTCAGTTTCTACAAATACAAAAGTTTTTGTATCTTGTGTAGTTTCATTAACAAAATTATAATCAAATACGTATCCTTGTTCTTCGTATTCATTTCCGTTAACAATCCATTTTCCACCACTAAGAACATCGCAAATATCTAAGTCAGGACACTTGCTTTGTGAAATAGGATTAATAAGCTTAATAAAATTATCACTACCATATAGAAGGTTGATAATATCACTTTTATATTTACTCGCAACGTATAAATTTGACACAATTATCACCATCCTTCCACAACAACTATTTCATGTTTAGCCAATACAGTTCCATCTTTATCCAAAACCTGCAATAAAAACGGTTCATCTATTAATGAGTCGTCATCCACAAATAATTGGATTATATTATCTGTAACTGCCTGTGTTACATTAAAATTAGCCTTTACGTTCCATGAAAAAGTTATATTATTTATAATGTTACCGTCTTTATCAGTAAAATCTACATTCCAAGACTTTTTTCGTCCAATTCTCAATGTGTCACCACCTGAAATTGAAGCAACTATTTCATCAGTTGTTGAAGGTGGTGGAACAGGAGTGGATAGAGGAGAGTTGTAGTTGCAAATCCTAAGTTCCTGATTATCGACAGTTGGATTGAATTCGTCCTTATCTGCAATAAAATTCAAAATACTTCCGTGATATTCGTCACCATAATCATATAAGACATCATCATCTCTGGTTAATTTGAATACCTTCGTAGGATTAATTTTTCGTTTGTCAATAAACACTCGTTTATTTTCTAATTCAATTACTTCATCATCATATGGGATTTTGATAGAATAGTTATTTGACGTAAGTAAAATAGTGTTGTTTCCATTCTCGCCAACGTCATATTTTGATGCACTTGTTAAACTACACCAACGCTCAATGATATCACCATTTTTATTCTGCCACATAAGGTTGTATTGGCAAAGACACATTGTAGCCTTTTCATAAATTCCCTGCGTGCTAGGATAACCATCTATAAGCCAATATCTGTTTTCAAAGAATATGTACATTCCTGCTTTAACAGTTCCAACACTGAATAAACCAATACGTTCCATTGACTTTAACATTGTATCAGCAGAGTTTCCTTGAATAATACAACGAATTTCTTGGGGGTTAGACAAATCATGATTATATAATGTTACAGTTGTTGCGATATCGGTCTCCAATGTTTCTGAAAATGCATCATCTTTATAATCAACAAACCCTTCATTTTCATAACCACCGATACTATTTGGTTTGGTAGGAGAGGAGAGTAAATACCATTCTTGTGCCATGATACCTCCTTAAATGAATGCTGTTGGTTTCTGATTTTCGACAAGATCTCTACAATTTTCTGCAACATAATCAAGATGAGACTTTTCAGATGTTTTTGTTCCATTACTTCCATCGATCGATAAATCCTTCCCAACAATACTAACTCTTTTATTAACCTTCGATACTTGCCTTTCTTGATACAACTCTTTCATAAATGCAGCTAAAGTAGATATTACTACATCATCTAAAACGCAATCAAATTGTTCTAATGTGTTATCAAAAAGTAATGGATCTAGTTCTAATGAATATCGACTAATAGCTTTTCTTAACCAAATAAGCTCAAGATCAAACGGAATTACCTGTTTATCGGCAAAAGAAGATTCAAAAAAATCAATTACATCTTGTGCCGTTGTCATCTTTTCCATACTATCACCTCATTGATTTATGGATTAATACCAGTATATTTAACGCAAAAATCTACCTTTTTGTAATCATTGATACCTAATTCCTTGATACATTCAATTAAATATGCTTTTTCAGCTCTAATCACAACATTATTCATAATTGCCTGTTCAAAGTCGTCCTGTTTTTTATCGAACATCTTTTTAACTGAATTCTTGGTTAAGAATGCCTGCTTTTTATTTTCATTCGGAATATCAAAACTTAATTCAGATCTTGTAAAATCATCTTCAATATACCATGTAGCATGAGAGCCAAGAGAATCAATACCATTTAATAATGTATTACCATTCTGTGCCTGTGCAATAATTTCTTCACGAGAGAGTAATACAGTGCCCTTTGGAGGAATACTAATATCTCCATTGGTCGTGTGCCTTGGAGCACCAGTAGTCCACGGAGCAATACTTCGTACAGTGACTTTTTTATCAAGACGAGTATCTTCATCTGTAATTGGTTTCTCTATGATTTTTTCCACAACCCTTTCCACAGTTTTAACAGGCGTTTCGTCTATTGAAGTATCATTCTCAACTGAAACATTGTCTGTAGATTTTGTGCTATTATCTGTATCCTTCTTTTTATATGTCATAATTTTCTCCTTATCAACTATAGAAATTTTTTCAACTAATATCTGTATTTAATCTCATTATATAAAGCTATAATCTTATCCAACCGTTCAGATTTTGTAAATATATAATATTTAACTTTTGTTGTTGGATGAATTCCGATATCTATGTAAGGCACATCAAATGCTCTAATAAAATGAGATAGTTTTTTTGAATAACAATAAAAATTATTGTTCATAGTTCTCTCCATATAACTAAAAATATAGAGGTGGTATTAAACCACCCCTATGTATCCATTAGACTGTTAATGAATCAAGATTCTTATCATGAATAAGTCCAATTTCGTATTCTCTATTTGGAGCTACGAGAGCACCAACGGAGAGATCAAAACGAGACATAATCTGACCTGTAGTTACATCTGTACCTGTAAAGGATGTAAGACCACCACGAGTAACTGTGTAAATAGGAGACTGACCACCAGCAGGAATAACATATCCAAGACCAGCAGGTAATATTGTTTCGAAATTATCTCCGTCTTTGTTAATAGTAGTAAGGTCATACGGATTTGGAAGCTCTGAAAGAACTGATCCATTATACATTCCCATAAGTCCTGTATCATGAATTTCATCCATTACCTTCTGTGAAATACCATTAACGGTTGGGGTTGTTCCAATATATCCTGCAAATGCATTAAACTGTGAAATAAACGCATAATCACCTGTAATGGTTGGCTTTCCAAATCGTCTAACATTTGTAATGACCTTATCTACATTTGTCTTTGTAAGACCTGCATCCTCTGCAAAATATTTAACGCCCTTTGCATTTTTAATGGCATTATAGATTGTTTCAACAACATACTTAGTAGCCTTGTTTCTAATCTGAACTCTTACCTGATCCTGAAGTTCATTTTCATCAGTCATATCTCCAACGGCAGCCTTTCTATAGTCAACTGCGTAACCACCAGAAATATTAACTGTAGCGATAGGAACTCTCTTCTTTCTGATAACTGGGAATGTTACATCCTGTCCAGCAGCCTGAATCTTTGGATCGATATTAGCGAATTCTGGAATTTCAACCTCGCAAGAGTCGTTAAATCCAATAGCTTTGTAATTACCATAAATAGAAAGTAACTTGATTTCTTTCATCAGAACTGGCTCCATTGCGAAACGTCTAATCTCATTAAGTTCAGACATAGCACCCAAATCTCCATTTGAAGCCTTGGCATTAAGTTCCATAATATATTTAGCAGCGACATCTGCTTTCTTTCCATAAGGAGCTAAATCCTTACCCTGTGCCATAGCAGAGAAAATCTCTACAACAGGAGAGTTAGCTTTTACCTTACCACTAACAAAATTAGCGTCTTTTCTTTCATTATTTAATTCAAATGTATAAGACATATATAAATCCTCCTTAAAATTTTTAATTAGGCTGTTGCACCATTAACTAAAACAACAACACCCTGCTTATTACCAATCACACTCTTAACTTCCAGGTTAAGTTCTGTGGATACTGCACTATTAACCTCAAGTGCACCGTCTTTTGTTGCTGTAAGTTTGTCTCCAACAGCTACAGTCTCTGGGAGAGGATAGTCATAAATTTCTAATTGCTTACCTGCAAGTTTTGTGAGATCAAGAACTCTAACATGCTCACCCTTTGCGATAGGATACTTAGGAAGACCTGAATTGTCTCCTTCCTCTGCCTGCATAATAACTTTAGTACCATCTTCAGCACTTGAAAAAGAACCAGAACTAACTGTTCCAAAAGAACCATTAAATGTATCTGCACCAGCTACAGCATTCTCAAATGCGTACTTGTGCTCAATCTGATCAAAATTTCTAAATTTAATCATAGTTTTTAATTCCTCCTTAAAATAAAAATAGCTCAGACACACAAATTGCCTGAGATTAATGGTTGATTATTCATAATATAAAAAATTCTTTAAAAAATATTTGTATCTTCATCATCTATATGAGACTCAGAACAAACCTCTGAAAAAATATCTTCAACAGAACCGTCCTGAATTGAATTCTGTTCAGCAATCTTTGCATCAGACTCAGCCTTCTTCTGAGATTCAACAATATTCATGCAAATCTTTGACTTAATAGAATTAATTTCAGATGTGACATTTTCTAAATCTTCCTTCTTTGTAGCTGCGTTGATTTCGGAAGTGAGCTTATCAATATCTTCCTTTACTATATCCTTCTCATCTTCGTTAAATTCACCTAAAGTAGTGTCTAACTCTCTAAGTTTCTCAGCTACCTTTGCTTTTGCAAGCTCCTGTTCAAGAATTTCTCTTTCAGCCCAATATGTTTCATAGTCTTTCTTTAACTGATCGAGAGTAGCCTGAATCTGTTCAACAGAAGCATTAAGTTCTGAAATCTTAACATCTTTTTCAGCAAGTTCAGAATTCTTTGCTTCAATAGTGCTATTTAATTCTGCAATCTGTGATTCATAAGCCTGTGACTTATCATTTAATTCAGAAATTGTAGAATGAATAGCAGTCTTCATGTCTTCAATTGTAAATTCCATTATTTTTTTGTCCTCCTTATTTTGTTTCTTTTCTGCGACTTCAAGAACAATAGCATCGTCATCCGCTGGTGAAACGGATAAGATAGCAGATCCAGAAAATACATACCTCATAGGTGATCTAAAAGCTTCCGTAGGTTCTTCTTCCTCAAAAACTATCTTATTATCATTTTCCGGTATACCCATTATTTCAATAGAAGTACAAACCTTGCCAAGTGCATAATTTTTTCTTACCCACTTCACAAAATTTGGATAGCGTTGTGCATATAAAAAACCACTTCCGACTAATGCCTCTATATCGTTTCCATCAGCATCTTTTACTGTTTCGATTGATACTTCATTGCAAGTACCAACTACTTCTGAATTTTCAAATATAGGTTCAGGAAGACCATCAGAATTAATAATCTGTCCAGTCAAACCATGACCTAATGGAACTTCTTTTGTTTCATCTACGAATTCAGCACAGAATGGCATTCCAATTGCACTTTCCATTGCAGCTTCGACATATTCTTTTTTCCAATGAAGTCCATTTTTATTTGTATCTTCAGCGTTATCATGGATTTTTAAAAGAGCGACTTTAATAGGGACACGACCATTCTTGTTTGATCGCTTTGAAATTTCGAGGATATTTCCTAACATATATTTATCCTCCTTGTTAAGTTATGTATAATAAAGAAAGCCTATAGTTAAGTAGACTTCTAATTATTATTAATATTTAATTGCTATTTTGTTGATGGCTTGGGTTGATGATTTCCATTATTACTTTGAGACTTTATGGTGTTTTCATTCGTAGGATTATTTTCCGAAGGTCTTCCACCTGCTTTATCATCTTTAGAAATAGTATTGCTAGTAAGATGGGGCACATATTTGTCAAAAATCTTATTGTCGTATTCTTCATCAAGAATATTAAAATAAATATCTGGATTTATACCTGTACTTGCTATTAACATAGTCATAGAACCACTTGCCTGTAAATATAAATTCTTCATCATATCGAAGAATTGTTGTCTATTAACCAAAGATGTTGGGAGATAATATACTTCAACCCGATTACGTCTATCTTTAATTATATTTTCATTTATTACATAATTAAGTTCAGTTTGTAGCTCTTGAATCCACGTATATATCTGGGCATTAATCAACTCAAGATTATTTTGTTGAGAAGAGTAGTTTCCACTTCCTGATCCATTTAATAATGATGCCGCTACACCTAAGTCCAAAGCAATTTTATCTGTCAAATCAGATTCATTCTTATTATCAAAAATATCGGTAGCGTCAACATCTAAGGTATCTATTTTTGTACCTGCTGACACTGTAAAGAATGATGTACCCCCACGATTGTTTTTGGTCATAACAGCTTGCTTAACTTTATTGTGTTGGTCTTGTTGCTGGGTTTTAGTTAATGCACAGCTACCTTTGTCTTTTCCTTCTGGTAAAGTTTGGAATATTATCTTATTATTTAATTCTTTCAAGACATTTCGTTTAGTATCAACGAATTCATTCTGATAAAGAATGTCAGCAATAGCAGCAATCGCAAGAGGTCTCCCCCAAGGCTCACTAATTTTGCACTTAATTTTATGGGCAATGGTATGTTTATTATCTAATATAAGCCAGTTATTGCCTGCAAAATTTCCTTTTTCCCACTGTAAATATCCATTACGAATTTCAGAAGGATATTTTTTCAGCTTACGATTTCTCTCTTCCTGAGTTACACATTTCTCTTCAAAGTACCGTAAATTAAAAGCAATAACATTTCTATTATTTTTTCTACCTACGATTTTGGTATATTCATATGGTAGCGGAATAATAGAAGCATTCATGCCCATATCACACAGTTCTACAATGTTTTCGACATCATAATCAGACAATGCTTTTGTATTATCATTTGGCTTTTTGGTTACTTCAAAATAATAAAAACAATTGCCCTCGTTCATATCCGTAAAAAGTGCATCTCTAATAAATTGTTTATCATTGATATTTTCAAGGGTAGACAGCATTAGATCTTTATTTTTATTTAGCTTAGTTTTACCAAATAAACGCTTTTTACCATAAATAACTCTATCTAGGCATGGGAGTGATACCATATAGTCAATTGAGTTAGTTACAACACCTTCACTGTTGTAAACAAACATTGCAAGTCGTCTAGTAAGGTCATGATTTGCAATTGGGTCTTTGACAATAGCTCGGATTTCTTCTGGTGTGAATTCATCATATAGATGACATCCAAATATATCCATTGACAAAACTCTACCAACATAACTATTGTATTCATAAGTTTTTGATGG